ATTGATTTCATCAAAGCGCTCTTTTGTCGCTTCAAACTCTTGACCAGTAGAACGAAATACCCCTTCTTTGAGGTCATAGAAATCTTTTAAAACCTTAATCATGTTTTTCCTCCAATTTGTAATTTTCTAGTGATAATGCCATCAAATCCCCTTGAAAGTTTCCGTAGAAAAATTCAACTTGATCATTGTAGACATATCGAGCACGTTCTAAAATAAGCTCTCTCACTCGTGGATCAGTAGAGTCCTTGCTACCGACCAGACTGAGGATGGCTGATTCAGAACTTTCCAACATTTTTGAGAGGTTTGCGTCCTCCCCATTATGAAAAATCCTCATCCGCTCCTTGAAAGATTTAAGGAGTGGATGAAGTTGTTCTTCTGGAGTCATGATTCAACTCCTAGATTAGGCTTGTGGAAGTTGTAGAGTCCAGACTGCCGCAGTCTTCTCATCGTGAGCCTTACCGTAAGCAAATTGCTTAGCAGTGTAGAGATTCAAATCTTCCAAAGCATAGGTTTCTGTGTAGCGACCGAATGAAATACCGCCACCGACAAAGGCATCATAACGACCTTTGACAAATGTAGTGACTTTACCAGCAGTCTGCGCCACGGATTCAACCAAGATAAGGTTAAATGGCATCGCAGTGATATAAACTCCTTGAGCATTCAACGAAGTGTATTGTTTCTTTACATCCCAAGCATCAGCTGGGTTAACAACCATCACAAGGTTGCCTTCTACTGCAACTGGAGTTGTTCCGTCCGCTTTTACAGAGTGATGTTTGTAAACATTTGTCAATTCTTTGACTACGGTTGCTGAGTCAGCAAAAGTCAACTTAGCAGTTTGAGCTGTTTTTTCAGCATAAGTTGTCTTATTGCTTTCAACAGTCCCTGAGAGAGTACGAGCAAGACCGATGGGTTTGTTGTCCCCATCACCGTTCAAGAAAGCAGCTTCAAGAGCAGCCGCAAAGGCTTCTGTAATTTGTGCAGAAACAAATTTTTGCAACCAAGCTGGACCAAATTTTTCGGCATCTTTTGGAATCACAACGAAAGCAGTCAACTTGTGTTGAATTGCTTCTTCATCGTTGAATTCTTGTTTAAGTTGTCCTTCGATTTCTGAATTGATTTTGCCCCAAACAGCTTGACCAGTTTGCTCTGATTTTAGGAATTTCAAACGGATACCAGCATTTTTAAGGCCGATATGTTGAAGGAAGGGACGTGCCATAACCATATCTTCAAAGATACGGTCGATCGTTTCTTGTGGGAAGAGTTTTTCAACTCCCTTAGGTGCAGCTTTATCAATATCATTGAAGAACTCACGAGCTTCAGCAGTCAGCTTAGCATCGTATGGATTCAAGGCTGAAACTTCTTCACGAGCAGCATCACGAGCTTGAGCCATCATTTCATTGGTCATAGACTCAATCATTTCATTGTATAGCTTCGCTTGCTCTTCTTGAGGTGCACCATTTGCAACGGCATCCAAAAATGCCTGACGATTCTTTTCAAATTGGTTAGATAATTGCATTGTCATTCTGTTTTTTTCCTTTCTTAAAACATAAAAAGACCGAACCCTTTAGGAACAGTCTTGTCTGTATTTTTATTTTGTTTTTCTGGTAGTTTGGCTTCTAGCTTATCAGCCACCAACTCAGCGATTTTATCGATATCCGGTGTCATTGCTGACCTCATTTTCTCGATAAAATTACTTGGGATCATAGGAGTTTCACTCGCTACCAGAGTCGGAGCGACTTCATTTGTAAACATAATCTTGTCTACAAATCCATGATTCAAAGCTGATTCAGCATCAAACCAGGTAGTCTTGTTCATCAAGCCAAGCAGGTCATCAAGAGCCTTGCCAGTCTTATGGACATAAGCGCTAGCAATAGATTTGTTAAACCCTTCTAGAACACCAGCCTCGTGAAGCAAGGCATTATGGTCCCCATTTACTTGCGTTGAAACATTGTGAATCATGATTTGGGCGGTCGGACTGATTTCAACCGTGTCTCCTGCCATAGCAATGACACTAGCAGCGCTTGCTGCAATACCAACAATCTTCACGGTCACGTCACCAGGATACGAGCGTAGAGCAGTATAGATTTCACTGCCAGCATAGACATCCCCTCCTCCCGAATTGATATGAACCTCAATCGGTTCGCCACTTTCAGGAAGGACGACATCTTTTGGAGCAGTAGCTTCCCACTCAAGCCAGTCATAAATCCAGCGATCATCGTTAGAAATAATCGTACCCTTAATCGGAATTACTTTCATCTTCTTTCTCACCTCCTTTCTCTAACTGTTCACCAAGTTGGTAATTTTTGGTGATGAGGAATTTATCGCCACCAGGGACAGATTCTAAGCCAAGTTCAGAGCGCACCTCGTTTCTAGTCATCGCTCCAGAAGAAATAAGCTTATCAATGTTTTCAGCAAGTGCAAACTTATCTCTCTGACCTTCGCCGATGATTGCAAATAGATGATTGCGCTCGTATTCCCGTCTTGATACTAAAGCGAAATTAAGCCCATCGCTCATTTTCTTAACGAGTGATTGGTAGCAATAACTATTAAACATTTTTTGGCTATTTTCAAGATTGGCCATATCGCCATGACTTAAAGCTGTTGGAATCCCTAAGACATCCGCGACCTCATCATCAAATTGCCGACGAAGTTTCTTTAACTCATCAACAGAAATATTTGAAGTCCCTGTTGTATTCGTATGCTCGGAATATTCCATTCCATCTTGAGCTGGAACAATGGCAATCGTCTTGGTGCTAAATGATTTAAAAAGACCATCAGCATATGATTGGAGTTTATCACGCATCTCCTTATCAAAACTCCCATTGTTTTTGGTTTTCAGAGTTCCTCTGATTTGATTATTCCTAGCCAAGGCCTCGACCAAACGAGTGTGCAACTTCTCGTAATCAGCAAATAAGTCAGAAATATAATCTTGCAGTCGGTTATTGTTGTACTGTAAGAAAATGACTTCACTCATCCGAAAACGCTTCTCAAAGGTATATCCTCTACAAGTTACAAACTCAAACACATCATCATAAACAGCATATTTAGTCCGTGTGTAAGAGTCAGCAACGAGCAACTGGTCATCAGTTGTAAGAAAGATTAGGACCTCATTCTTAGTGAGCAACCGATAGACGACCTTTTGCCAAAAATCTGACGCAGATTCGTTCTTGTTAGGCCTTACATTCAGCAAGTAGTCCCAATCAGAAGACTTAGCCTTACCGTTTTCTTGATACTTAAATGCTGACTTAGCAAAAATTCGGGCGATGAACTCGGCCGACTTATCAATCGCTAAGCTTTTGAGTTGCAGATTACCAAACATCCGCTCAAGATCCTCGAACTCAAACCCAACCTCTGGCACTTCACGCTTAAATAAATTCAGTAACCCCAATGCACTTCCTCCTTTCTTTTAATTTCTGCCGACCACCCACCCAAAATTTATGCTTAGATTAAAATTCCCAACTATCAATCATGTCAAGGAATTCACCAATATGTGACTCTTGCACAAGCTCACGCTTGTAGAGAGCAGCTATCAAAGCATGGAACCCATCTGTCTTTCTTCTGACAGGCTCTTTCTTCAAGAAACGCTTATTGCCATCCTTGTCCTCTTTGACATAGGTATTATCCGTATACCAAATCATAGAGTTGTCATTTTCAAAGATAAACCGCTCATTCGCAAATCCATCTTCGATGATTGGTGCGACCTTGGATTGAATCGCCCCAGGATTGCGCAAGAACTCATATTCAAACCCAGCCTCTTCTAACAATGGCTTCAGCAAGTCCATTCTAAAGCCATCGGCGCATACAAGCTCAATCTGATAAAGATTTCTCCATTCCTCAAGCTTGGCAATCAAAAGCCGTGGATCAATACTAGGACCGTCCACAATCGTAAACAAGCCTCTGTCTGCCCATTCCTGAATAGGGGCTTTTAGCTTGAAAGCTTTCAAGAATGCTTTTCGCGCAAATGAATGTTGCTTCCAGATGAACTCATCACCATTCTTAAAGAGCAAACCAACGCTTGCAAAGTCTCGGATACTCGCATAGTCAAACCCAGCGACACATGACCGACCTTTCAAGTCGATACCAGGAGACCGTAAACAAGCAACTAACTTTTCTCGAGAAGTAACATCTTTCTCAAGGTCCGCTTCGGGAAGATTCATCCGTTTTGTCATGAACTCCTGACGGCCAGACGGTTCCAACTCAAGATCATCATAGTCAGCCTTGGTTCTCGCAAGCAACCTCTTGGCGTAAGGTGTGCTTTCATCTAACATCGGATTTGCCTTTGGCCAGTTCTTCATATCATCCACTTCATCCGCATTATCTAGCTTGCAGATAAAGGGGAATAGCCTGAAATCATCAACCTCTCCATTCAAGATTTGCATAGACTTTTCTATCAACTTGTCATAGAATCCCTCACGCACATATCCATTCGTGCCATTGTAGAAAGTCCGAGCATGAGCAATCTTACCAAGACCGGACCTTTGAACCTTCACAGCCTTATCATCTTCAAACTGGTGAATCTCATCAAACTCAAGACAGCCATCACGAGCTGAGTCCATGGTCTTCGGATTATTCGTCCGAAAAGAAAAGACCGAGTTGTTCGCTCGACCTGTGATAGACATTTTAGTTAGATAGAAATGGTCCTCAAGACCACGCCTTTGGATAGTCTCATAGACTTCCTCAAAAGAAACCTTCCCTTGTTTCTCAGAGTTCGCAGTGATAGTCACATCATAATCCCTGATTGGATAGATAGGACTGATAAAAAATGAGGATCTGGCAGACATGAAACCATTCTTACCACCTCCACGAGCAAGAGTGTAAAGATACTCGTCAAAGTGTGGCTCCCCGTCCTCCTTCCGAAAAAGAAAAATGAACGGAGTCAAAAAAAGCTGGTACTTAGCCAGAGGGAAAAAGTTCTTTTCTGTAAACCTAATGAACTTGTCAATCAAGTCATTATCAAAATACAAATCATCACGAGGATAAATTTTCTCCTTGATAATTTTAAACAGCAGCTTTCTTTCTTTGTTAACGACGATTTCTCCACTCTCGGCCATTCTGATATAGTCATCAACCAACGGATGAGAAATCATAACAGATCACTTCCAGACGTCGGTTTCTCAACAGGAGAATTTTCCACCTCAAAATCAAACGATCGCTCAATAGCCAAAAGCTGATTGCTGGTTGTGTTGATTTCCTTGATGAGAGAATTCGCTTTTTGGAATCTTTGTTGACCATTGTGGACAGTGACGACAAGTCCGTCCTCATGCAGACGAGCTTTCAGCTCATAAAGTAACTTCACAAGATAAATATAGCGATTGACTTTTTCATACTGAACCGCGTCCTTTTTTCTAGGACTAAAATAGCCGATTTTAGAAAGTAGCTGATTTTCTAATTCTTTTACATTTTTTTCCGAGTATTCTTCCATTACCCCCCACCCCCTTTATTTTTTTGTTAAAAATTTGGACAGTTAACCCCTCCCACCGGTTCCCAAAACCTTAAAAACACTGGATTTTTTTGACCGGGGGGTGTTGTCATCCCCAAAATTCGTCTGTTCTAAAATTTTTCTCAGTCATTTTTTTAGATTTTCGAAATTGGAAACGGCCGTGACGTTTATTGTGACATTCCTTGCATAGAGTTCTTAAGTTATCTAAGTCAAGAGCGAACTCTGGATAGAACTCTAGCTCTTTGATGTGGTCAACTTCTAGGTTGTCTGTTGTAACTTTGCCTTCTTCTCTACACCAAACGCATTCGTAGTGATCACGTTCAAGTGCTTGCTCTCTCAAAATTCTCCAAGCTTGTGATGCATAAAATAATGCTCGTGCAGCTCTAGTACTTACATCAATCATAAATGTTTAAAATTGATTTCTAATCTCTTTCCATTCGGAAGGAGAGAAAAAAATATTTTTAAAAGAAAACTTCTTTTTTAAAAAACTTTCTTTGACTCTGCAAATCGCCAATCCTTGTTTTACATCTATTACATCTACAAACTCCATTTCCAATTCACCTTTCATAACTATTTAAACTCCTTTGTTTTTACTCTCTCAATTCCTTGTTTTACATATTCTAATGAATTCGCTACATGAGTTTTAACTCAGATTTACCAAGCGTTTATCTCGCATGTGTGAAATGAAATCATCATAACCTCAAAACAATGAATTGATATTAAAATAAAAAAATTAAAAGCCTTGAAACTTAGTCATGGCTCTGTCTTGTGAATCTTGATTTTTACCAATATATCTGAGCGAAATGCTCTGGCTTGAATGGTTTAGTAGATCCATTATTAAGGCCACATCCTTGGTTTGCTCGTACATAAATAAACCAAATGTCTTTCTCATCGAGTGAGTAGCTATGTTTTCTAGACCAACTTCTTCAGCAGCTCTCTTTATGATTTTATAAGCTGTGTTAGGTTTTATATGCTGATGCTTTCCATTTCTACTTGGAAAGAGGAAGTCTTCATCTTTCTTGTCTTTGATGTACTGCCTCATAGCATTCTTGAATTTCTTTGGCATCTTTCGTTTGGTTGGCTTGTCTGTCTTTTCATCGACTATCTGGACATGCCAGCCTTTAACATGCTTTACTTTCAGTTTAACGATATCGCCAATACGAAATCCCAGATTAACACCAGAAAGGAAGAGCATGAGGTTACGTTGTCTATCTGACTCCTTGACTGCACTATGCAACGTCAGCCATTCAATCATAAGCTGAACATCATCTCTATTTCTGATTGGTTCAACAACTACCACATATTCTCACCTCCTTTTTTATGCACAAAAAAAGCAGAGGTTTCCTCTCTGCTATTGTTCATGATACTAATTTACCACATTGTTTTTGTCAATTCTATATGTTTTTTTGACAACTTCACATAAAGAGCAAATTTGAAAGTGTGTCTAGAATAACTTCACGCCTTCTGTAAATTTGCTTGCTATGCCTATACAAGTAACCTGTATCTCCATTTTCCATGATGTGCCAAACTTGAATCCAGTCATAGCCAGTATGTTCTCCCCAGCGAAGATAGAAGATTTTCTTATCATCTGGTTCTAGATTTTCTAGTAATTGAGAAATGGCTTTTTGGAGATTTTCTAATCTTAAAATCATAGGATCGCTTGCATAAGCAACCGCTAGATTCTCCGACCTGTTGACGAATGTCCCACTGCCATTTGCTCCAGTATCATCAATACCAGGAACAGTAAGATGCTTAACTTCGTACAAACGTTCTAGCTCATGCCTACGTTGGCCAATAAGTTTGTCAATCTTTAAATATTTATCATCGAGTTCAAACTCGAGATAATCTCTTCGTGCCTTTGTTAAGTTCTTTTTGACCAAACCTTACCTCCCATATATTTTTTACTTTTGATCCACTTGATAATCTTACCGTCGTTATTGTTATTGTGATAATCTGGCAGTCTTGCTGTTGGACTTTCTTTGTAGATGATTTTCTCAACTACCTGAATTGTAGGTTGCATTTCATCATCTACCCATCCAACTAACCAAGCAGGATTTACATCATAGGTTTTAGCAATCATTTCAATTTGCTTAATGGATGGATATCCACCTCTCTCATACAAGTGAATTGTGTTTTGAGAACACCCGTATCCCTAGCCATATCTTTGACAGATATACCTAGATCCTCTCTAAGTTCTTTCAATCTTAGCTGCATCTTACAAATCTCCTCGTGTATTTCAAATAATTTTCCCTTCAAATATCAGAGTAATTGTTCCTGTTCCGTCTTTATTCTTAGATACTAAAGCGCTACAATCTGAACCAAACTCAACTCCTTCAATTGTGACGCTATGCTTCGCGCTATCAACGTTGATTATAGCATCATTTGATGTTTTTATTCTCATTCTCCATCTCCTCAATAACTTTTTAATGCACAAATTCGTTGACCAGGTCACGGATAAAGAGCTTCCAGTCAGATTCCCTAAACGTCAAGAAACGATCTGTAGTAAAATTTCTAAGTCTTTTATAGAAAAGCATCTTTAGTTGAATTGACTCGCCGGCACTCAGTAAGGTGCCAGGGAAGCGATGTACTGAATGCACTCTATTTCCGTATCCAGAAATATCTAAATGTATTAACGTTTCTGAATATATGCGCCCCATACTAGCTTCAACTCCGAACTCAACTTTGACCTCTTCCACAATTGGAACCTCGTTAAAAATTGGTCGTGCAGAAAACAATGACGATGGTGTTTCTTGCCTTTTTCTTTTCCCTGAATATGGATATTTACAAGGTCTCATTTGCGTCCTCCAAAAACTCAGGATTTTCGTAGATGTTCCCAATGACTTTATAATACGGTAGGAATTCCTTTGTAATGTCAATCCGATATGTACGACTTAGACCATCACCGTACCAGCGACCTTTGTCTTTGTCGTATTTGACAATAAAGGTATATTCTGTCTGTATCTGATGATGTAAGATATCGCCTTCAAAAACTTCTGTACCTTCCTTGTCGACTAATCCTGTTGATTGCATGAGGTGAATGTCATTGTTCACAATCCATTCACCAGCAACAGAATCCTCATCAATAATCCAGATATTGCCATCACCAACCATCACTTCTTCTGGTTGATACATACGACTTAATGAGCCACTATCATAAGCTCTGAATTTTGGTGTCATCTCAAATTCTCCTTAAATAAACAAACTAGCTAGCCAAATTAAAAATGCACATGTAATGATTTTCGAAATACCACTCTTTATAGAATATAAAAATTCCTCTTCAGATATTTTTTTGCTAGACGACACAGGGAAAATGAAAGATAATAGCATATCCATCCCAAAAGCTTGCCAAACTGTAATTCTACCAACCGGAACGATCGTTGTGATAATTTCATTCCATCCATACTGAACCACGAACGGTGATGCAACGATTACAAATACAAACCCTAAAATAATTCCTAATTTTTTCATCCCAAATCCTCCTCTTTCACGAAACTTCCGTCAATCCAGCGACCTTTACGGTCTTTGATTTCTTGATAGGCTAGTTCAAAGCATTCATCAAAATCATATCCAAGCGCATTGCTGATTGATTTCAGGTAACCGATCGAGCGTACTAGATTATGTCTGCACAATACCTTACTAGCAAACCCTTGTGATAGTTGAAACTCACTAATATTTGCATTAAGTGAGATGAAGCTTTCCATTGCATCTTTTCTCTTGATATTATCAGATTCTTTGAAAATCTGATTCACATCTTCCTTGATAAGCAATGCTAAACCGACAATCACGACTGCGCAATCTCCGATACTATCCTTGGTCAGCTTCTCGTTCTTCTTGAGATAGCCTGCGCATAACTCACCGAACTCTTCACTGAGCTTAAGTGACTGCTTGTCTAGTCGTCCACCGTTTTCTAAATCACGGTCAATAAACCATTGTTTTACATTTTGTAGTGTGTTCACTCTTTTTCTCCTAAAATAATTTTATTTTCTTCTCGTAAACATCAAGTCTCTGTTTAGCAAGATTAAAGATGTCTCTATCTAATTCGCAACCTACATACTCAAAGCCTAATTCCTGAAAAGCAATCAAGCTACTTGCTGAACCAACATGAGTATCGAGTATTTTATCGCCTTCTTTTGCGTAGTTTTGTAGCAACCAGAAATAAAGGTTGATGGGTTTTTGTGTTGGATGGATTCTAACCTCATTCAATGCCTTATTTCCTTGCTGAATATGGCCTTCAGATATTGACTTCCCTTGCATCATGCCATTCCACATATAGCGAAACAGCCGTGTACTATCATGTAAGCTGCAGTATGCTATCTCACAATCCGAAAAACTTGATTGACCATTAACCTTGTCCCAAACAATACGTCCAGAACCAAAAGAATAGTTAAAGTAATTCACTCCCCAAATGATTTGATTTTTTGAAACTCTAAATAACTCATCAAAATAATCTCTGTTTGGAATCTGCCACTCTGAGGTTTCGCCATAAAGCCTGTTGACACCAATCGGACTGACTTTTCGACCATAGTATTTTCTTTTTTCTGGGCCAGAAAAATATGGTGGATCTACAATGGCTAAATCAAAATAGTTATCTGGATATTTTTTCATGACATCCACACAATCTTTGTTAAGGAATAATTTCAAGTTATCACCTCATCCCCAACTTTCACCGTATCATACACTTCCTTCGTAACTACGAAAATGCCGTAATCACGAATGGTAAGCGTGTATAGCTTGCCATGCTGTCCTTTCTCGACGACCTTACCAAAAATATCAGCACCTTGATTGTCAGCCTTGTAGATAACTATCGGCTTCTTCTCTTCTAAATTACGGATCTTGCCCATCTGCCAGATGTTCAGTCCGGCAGACAGCAGAATCCAGATTGCGATGAATCGTTTCATGTTCCCTCCTCAAAATAAAACTTTCCGTCGAATGGTTCAATTTTAATGATTCCATAATCTAACCCAAGCCTTACTATGAATGGCTTGCTGATTCTTTCGTGCAAGGTAGACATCTGCTCTCTGAATTCTTCTAACAGAAGAGTAGATTTGTAGAAATTGCATTGATAGCAAGCAGGCATATAGTTTTCAAAACTATCTTCTCCGCCTCGATAGTGAGGATGCAAATGATCCACTCTCAAAGTTTTTAAGTCCAAAACCTTTCCACAATAAGCACAGTGACCGCCGTATTTATCTAAAACTTTTTGTCTAATGGCTTTGGATATGCTTTTTCGTTTCAATCTGTGACCTCCTCAAAGTAGCTATGAAATTTACTTAAATTGACAATAGCGACCTCTTCAACTGAATGTTTTTCAATGTCAAAGTCTGGATCATTTTTTCCAAACTCTTTCTTTATCGCTTTTTCGGCCAGCGAAGGTAAAGCGAATATACTTGCTCCATTTCTTAAAGCGAGCGCTTGACCGTGTTTGTTTATTACTCGATAACCTACATCGAACGGTCTGATTTTCGCAGGGATTTTTATGCGTTTGCTTTCAGTTATTGTAGCTTGTTCAAGTGTTTGTACCATTACTCCACCTCATTTCTCAATTCAAACTCAATTCCATACAAGAGCAAATCATTTTGAAAGTCAACGAATGCTTCAATCATATCAGCTTCTTGAAAATCGTATTCCTCGACCGTACCCAAGAAATCATCAATATCATCTCTTTGGACACTTCCATATTCTGTCTTAGTATGTTCCACGGCTAATTCATAGCCATCAACACCAATTGTGTAGCAGATTCTACCACCTGAACAATCATATTTGTAATCCTTGATAATCACTATTTCATCTCCTTGCTCTTAATTTCTCCAGTAAGTCTATTTTCTAAAATATGACTTGTATAACAAATATCATTTTTATATGTATAGTGATCAACGGTTTCTTCAACCCATTGACTTCGTGTGTACGGGTATCTGTTTGGTCGTTTCATGTTACCACCTCACATATAAGTATTTTGTATCGATATCTTGTCCTAAAATACAATCTCTCAATGATCTTAAATCTTCTAACGCACTGCTGACAGTCCCCCATTTGTTTTCAGGTTCATATTGCACATACTTTTCAGGATGCTGTTCCAATTCTGAGATACCACGTTGAATGTTTTCAAAAATATCAGCGACATTGTAAATGGTACCTTGGTCGAAATCCCAATCCATAGCTGCCCTAAACATTTTTCCAAGATTATAAGTTGGAGAACTATTTTCAGGTTCATCTATGGAAATATAATCTCCGCTTTCTATTTTCGCTAAGATTTCCAAATCATAACTCATCACTCCACCTCTCCAATATCATCTTTTTTGATATCAACAACCTCTTCAAGATATTCCTTTGAACACCAATCGTATTCAACGCATTGTCTAATAAATCTTTTTTTATAAAAACAATGCTCTATGTATGCGATTGGAAATAGCAAAGCAATGAAAGGTGAACAAATGATTAAAAATAAATAAATAGCACTTCCACAAACTTTTGAGTCTGCAATATATTCATAAAAATCTGCTAAATCTTTTATTTTTTTTAAATGCCTGATAAAAATAATATAGTTTTTTCTTGTCATTCTGTTAACTCCTCAAAGCGCCCATCTATTTTTGGGCTTATTTCTTTTGAAAATAGGATTTTTCTTTTCTTTTTTCTTCTGCTTGTGATATTCGCTATCTTTGTTAAAAATAATATCTTCATCTTCAATCAGTTCAGGAATGAAGTATCTAGATGGGTATTGTTCAGAGCGTTCCATCACTCCACCTCCTCAATCTCAACACCAGGACAATCAAACACCCAACTCATGTCATTTTCTTCTAGATCGGTTTTAGTATGATATCCTGAATAGAATACTCCATCATAGCTAGAGAAAATATAATCCTCATCTTCAGTGTGATAGTACAACTTTTGTCCACTTGATTTCAGAGTTACAATATATTTCTTCTCTTCCTCGACCTTGTAGCCGTCAAGCCACGCTCGAGCAAATACTTCTTCATTTCTTTTTAGCCAATCAGCGCATTCTTTGAAGTTATAGCAATAATCCATTGCATAAAATAAACTATACCCATCTGTTTCCTTACAGTATTTAACTTTTTCAGCAATTAACTGCGGGATTGTCACTTTCTGCGGTTCGTCTAGCTCAGAAATAAG